GTACAGATTAAAAGTGTTTATAAACGAAAATTATCTAAAATTACAGCATAAGCTAAAGTCAGATAGACAAGTTGTAAAAGTCGGAGATGACTCTAGTGGCTTACTATTAAAAGATAATCGTGTATTTGTTGAACAACAACCATCTGAAGAACAAGAAGTAGCTACAAAAAAATATGTAGATGATAATAGTGGAGGTGGCGCATCAGCTTTAAATGATTTATCAGATGTAACGTATTCGAGTGGTGACTTAACAATAAGCAGTTTAGATAAAATTGTAGCAGATGACTTTGTTGTAGATTCTGGTGCTAGTATAGAGTTAGATTCTCATAATGGTAATTTTGTAGCTAAAAAAGCAGGGACTGAATTTAGTGCAGCTAATAGTGCTTATGCAGGTATGATACTTGGATATACTTGTTTAAGAGGCAATGGTACAACTACTAATAGTTTTGAAATACAAAATTCTTTGACAGTAGAAGATGCTACACATAAGATTAACTTTAAAACACCTCCAAGTGAAAATGTAGAAATAGAAGCAATATTTTTAGTTAATGCAAGTAGCACAGACACAAGGATTGCTGTAGGATTGAGCGATAGTTCCACATATAATGCTGTCCATCAAAGGTTTGAGTATGATGGCAATGCTGTATGGTTTACAGACGATGAAGTAGATGATAGTCTTATAACAGTTAAATTTGTTTTAACTTCTACTGAATTAGCAGATATTGGTTCAAATAATGAATATTGGATAGGAATTTCTACTGATGGTGTAACTAAAACAGCTTATCTACTTTATGGCCTAAGAGCCTCACATGGCATTGGAGAGCATCCATTTATTATAAAGGCAACAGCATTACCATCAACAATATATGATGGACAATAGAGGAGATTTATGAGTTTATCAGGAAAAACAATAAAAAATTCTTATGTAGATTTATTACAATTAGATAATTCTAATAGTGGAGTTTCTACATCAGTTACATCTGTCAAGGATGGATCTGGCTCAAGTACAGCTTTACAATTATCAGACGATAATGTAAGAGTTTTACCACAGAATGATGATACATCAACAGCATTTGCAGTTAGAGCAAAGTCAGGTGCAACAATATTAAGTGTTGATACAACAAATGAACTTGTATCTGCATCAGGTAATACAGTTAATACGCAGTACGCATATTTTGCTACAGGTAGTGGAGAAGCAACGTATTTTACAGTAAACACGCATACTGCCATAACATTTTCCTCAGCTAATTTTGGAACATCAGCTACTCCTCCTACTTTTGGGACAAGTACAGATCCTGCAACAACATTTGTAACAGCAGATAGTAATGGAGAAAGAGCATCAGATTTAGTACCAACTATGTGGTATGTAGCTGATAACATGGTTATTGATGCAGTGTATTCAATAGAGGGTGCAGATGCTGCAACTGGCGATACGACTCGTATGCACTTAATGAGCTATGATTTTGCATCAGGTGTGACAAATTGTTTAACTAATGGCACGTTGCTTGCTCATAATAGTGATGTAACTAACGCAGGAAGCGAGCAGCCATATTTATCTACCTGGACAATAGATTCGTCATCAGTAGCATCAGGAAAAGTAATTTTAGCATTATTTAGATCAGATAGTATAAACTCTGATTATTCAGTAAATATTAAAGTAAAATATCATTTAACGTAGGGGAAGAATTATGTCAAAGATACCAGGTTATGGTGGGAACAATAGTAGTAATCAAGGAAGTACAGCAAATAGAAAAGCTAGAGCGCCAAAAACAACCACAATAAAAGCTATATCATATAGCGATACAACTAATGATTTATTACTAGATATTAGTAAAAGTGCAAGTGCTTCATCGCAAAAGTCTGGAGACATATCTATGGTAAGAGTTTCTAATACTGGCTCTACCCCTGCTGTAGCAATATTTGGATTTCAACAATGGACAGATGAAGATACTATAGGGAATGAAAACTTTTTACATTTCTTACTAAGCCCAGGAGAAGTTATAAGTATGCCAGCAACTAGGGCTATTATGACTGATGATGATACAGATTTATATGAAGGAGATGTAATAACATCTGTAGCGCCAAACTCAAATGAGTATGTAGACTCAACAGCAAATGTAGATAGTGCAACAGCAGATGGTATTGTTAATGATGCCTCTGATACTACTGTATATTTAGAGCCTTGGACTTCAGCAGCTGATTGCACAGCAAATCTCTTTAGAGTTGGCGACTTAATTAGAGTCGATAATGAAATAATGGAGGTTACAGGAATTGGAGTAAAAGCAGCGCTAGGAACAAATACATTAACTGTAAAAAGAGGAATGTATGGCTCAACAGCAGCAACTGGCGCAGCAGATGGCGACCCAGTAAGTCTACCATTCTTCAATGCCTATCATGATTTTGATAAGTATACTGTAGCACAAACAGATAGCCTTGGTAGATTTAAAGCGATGAACTTTTTTGGCTATGGAAGGGCAGCAACAGCATTATGTGGAATAACACCAGGGTCAGTTGCAATACAGTTTTACACAAAAGGATATCAAGGTTTAGGACTATCTGATGTTACATCGAATACACCTACAGGACTAACAGCTTCTACTACATATTACCTCACAATAGCAGCAGATGGAGGTTCAGCATTAGAGATAAACTTTACTACAGATGCAGCTAATGGTAATTTTGGTGGAACTAATGGGCTAATCTCAAAAATACAAAATGCTTTAGATACAGCTTACTATACAGCAGGAAATCTATTTGAGAAAAAAGTAAATGTGTTTATAAAAGGTGGAGATGTTATATTCGAATCGCAAAGTAAATTATCTACATCAGCGATAGCCTTAACAGCAGGAACAAGTGGGTCTGGCGCATCAGTTAGATTCTTAGCTCAAGCTAATGGCAGAATACCAGCACTTGCAAATATAGCAAGCGCAGTAAATGCAAGATTAGAAGTTGATACAGTTTACGATCCAGTAACCTACAGCTCGTCATTTAAAAATATATTTATAACAGATGATGGGCGTGGAAATCTAAAGTATGGTGGTAGAACTATAGGAAGAATAAATTATGAAACAGGTGCAGTAGATTGGCAGATATCAAGCTGCCCAAATGCAGAGTTTGTAATAAGCGCATTATACAACGCACCATTTAGTGGTAAACAAGATTCAACAGATACAGCAAAAGTAAATTCGTTAATGGAAGTATTAGGAAACACCCCACAGCAAAAGGGTGGAGCAACATTAAAAGTAGAAACATTCTAAGGAGAATATTATGCCATATCATACAACAAAAAAAAAGAAGAAAGGTAAGATGGGCAAAAAAAGAAAGATGAAAGTTAGAAGAAAAAGGAAAAAGTGAGTTGGCTAAGTATAGAGGCAAGTCAGTTAGACTTAATAAGCCCACTCGCATTAGAAAGGGTCAGCCAAGCTATGGTAGAAAAAAGTTCCAAGTCTATGTTAAGGCAGGAAATAGAGTAAAAAGAGTGACCTTTGGAGACCCTAATATGAGAATAAAGAAATCTAGCCCAGCTAGAAGAAAATCATTTAGAGCTAGACATAAATGCTCAACAGCTAAAGATAAAACAACAGCGAGATATTGGTCTTGCAAGAAATGGTAGGAGATTGTTATGCCTAGAGCAAAGAAAAAAGTTAGTTGGACTTATGGTGGCAAAAGATACTCTGGTACATTAATACCATCAAGAGAAACTAAAACTCATAGATTTGCAAGAACAGCAAATGGTAAAATAAAAAAAATTCGTAAAAGAGGTAAATAATGCCAAAAAGTGATTATGTAAAAGGCGTTAGTATGAAAGGTTTAAATAAAAGGCAAAAGTCTGCAATGAGAAGACATAAGACTCATCATACTGCGAAGCATTTAAGAGCTATGGTTAGAGCTATGAAAAAAGGTAGTACATTTACAAATTCACATAAAATAGCAATGAAAAAGGTAGGTAAATAATGGCATCAGCCCCAATATATTGTACACACAAAGAATTAAAAAGAGTATTTCCACAGCTTGATGAGTTTGATCAGAAAACTCCTATATATGGATGGACAGAAGTTACAAGTAATAAGTATGCTGCTCATGATAGTGGGCAAGTAACTCAGTTATTTGTAGATGGAGAATCTTTAGGAGCAGCCCAGTCTGCACATACAGATTTAAATGTTGAGGGAGAATGGTTTTATAATTCTACTGATGACGTTCTTTACTATTATTCTGCTAGCACGCCTTTAGATAAATTAATGGAGTCAGGAGAACTTTTCACTGCAATGGTAACAGAGTTTAGAACAGATGCAAGTAGATATTTAGATTCAAGGCTTGACCCTAAGTTACCTAAAAATCAATGGAAAGACAAGAATGGTAATTTTGATTACATGATTATCAGAACAACTGCTTTATATGCTGCTGCGTTTATGGTAAAGACTAAAGACCCAACATCAGAATTAGCAACTGCGCTTATGACAGAGGCTGATAATAACGTGCAACTTCTAAATGAAGGTAGAGCTGCACTTTCTTGGCAGAATACTGGAGATGCTTCTAAGGGTGTACTTAGAGATGTAACTTATACAGATGGCTCGGTTAGGCCAGTAGACTTTAGAGGTAGAGCAGGTGGCGTTGATTATGATTTAATAAAAGTTTCTATTAGTGGCTCTACAGCAGGGGCTATAGGGACTGCAAAATACAATGTATACGTTAAAGACAGCACAGGGCTAAAAACAAACCAAGTGGTGACAGAGGAAGTTATTACTGGAGATTATCAAGCCTTAGCTTATGGTCTACAAGTAAGATTCGCTGGGACAGCAAATGATAGTGTAGCCACAGCTAACAATGAATGGGAAGTTGAAGTCAGAGGATACAACGAAGAAGTTGATACTGGAGACTTAAAAGGAATAAAAATGACTAGAAGAAGGCATTATTTATAATGGCTGTAAATTTTACTAACAACTTTAAGAATATTCTTGATAAATTACGCAATACGATAAGGACAGAATTCAAGGGTGCGTTGCCTGTATATATAGGTCATGAGACTAGTCAAGCAGGTGCGCAATTTTTAAGATTAGATCCAATAGGGTCTGAACTAACATCATTCACATCAAACTCAGAAACAAGAGAGTTTACAGTGAATATGTATTATTATTTTTTAGATAAAAACATTAAGAAGTCATCTCTTGACCATGTCTTGAGGTACGTCTCTCGAATAGAGGCATTATGTCACGATAACCATATCATGACATTATCAGATTCTTCTAGAGTATTTGAAGCTAGAGTAGAATCAACGAGTCTTAATACACTAGAAGAAGAAAATGAGTATGTTGTCGAGATGGTATGGAAGGGACAGCATACAGGGAACATGACATAAAACACCAAAGGAGAAACAATGAATAAATTATTGGGTAACATACAAGGATGGATAGAAGGAGGTTATGCTGGAAACCATCTACAGTTTGACCTTTCTAATTCTGCTGAATTTGCAAAAACATATTCTGGAAGAGAATTTTCAGTATTTGTAGCAGAAGATGGGGCAGCAGGAGCTGACGCTAAGATTGGAACATTTAATACGACTAATGGAGATTTTCAGCAATTTGACGTAGAAGGGATTACTCTGCCAACATTCACTCCAGATCAAGAGTTTGAAATGCGTTCTGGAACTGGTAGAGTTGCACAGCTTGAATCTATGTATAATAATAGTAAAGGGGTTGTAACTGAATTTACTTTATCTGGAAGGCTTGACATTAATACACTTGCAATATTAATGCAAAATGTAACTGCGACAGCAGTTACAACAAATGAAGATGCTGAAGCTGATGCACAAAATGTAGTATTTATTGCAGGTGGTGGTGCTTACTCGCCTACTCACTTGGAACATGGAGATACTGTTGCTGCTGATGCTTTTAACAAAACATTATCTGTATATTTTAAAGCACCAGAAGAAGATAACTCTTATCAGTTTACTGGTTGTGTTTGCACCTCTTTAGAGATTTCAGCAGACATGGGAACTGCAAGTGGAAGATTTAATTATAGTGCAACATTCCAAACAGGTTATGCTCCCACAAAGGGGTCAAGAAGTATGTCTGGACATGGAACTATAGGAGCTAACGTATTTATGACAGACCTTGGATATAGATATATGAATATGATTAATGCAGATGCTTCTGGAACTGACTATTACAAAATGACACCTATTTTTAACTCAATGTCTTTCACTATCGAATCTCCAAGCGTTATGCTAGGCGCTCAAGGTTCAAATAATGAGCCACAAGTTATAGCAAGAGCAGTACCTGAGCTTAATATCACATTTGGTGGTTCTTTAAAATACGATACAGATACAGATAAATTACTTGAGGCTCATAGAGATCCAGGTCAAAATTCTTATATTCAATTCTTTGGCGCAACTCACGATAATGATTCAAGCGCAGCTATACCAGTAGATGCAGTATTCCCACAAGACCTTGCTTTTACAGATGCCGATGCGCATGGTTTAGGGATATTATTCCATAAAGCTAAATTAATCAGCGCTTCTGTTGGTAGTGGAGATGTTGCAACGATTGACTTTGAAGCAAAAGTAGTTGATGGGGGTTCAACTTACGAAGTTCTACAAGTTGCAGTTGGTGATACTAATCATTCATAGGGGCTAAATATGAAATATTATAAAGTAAGGAATCAAATAAGAGTTAGAATTGTTGCAGATGAGGATGTAGATTTAGTCCCATCTCATTGGGTTGACGTTAGTGATATCCAAGTACCAAGGAGTGGCGACAAGCCTAATGTTAAATTTGATAGGCCTAAGCCTAAAAAAGTAAAAAAGAAACAAAAAAAATAAAAAGAGGGAATAACTATGGAATTTAAAACTAAATCTGGTAAGAAGGTTGCATTTAAAGATATATCTATAGACGAACAAGATATGTTGCTCGATTCTATTGAGTATAAGTACGATGAAGATGGCACTGTAGGTACATTTAAAATGATGAACACTACAATAACAAAGTGGCTCAGAACTGGATTAAAAGGAGATACTTCTGATAAATTCTTAAAAACACTTTCTATTGAAGATAGAACAGAAATATTTTTAGAATTACAAAAGTATATAATGGTGGGGGAAGAGAAAGCCTCCAAGTAGAACTCAATGTAATGGTTGAGCAGTGTGGAGGCTGCAAATTTCATAGTTATCCTTACGAGGCGCAACTGCCTGTTCTGGTTAATGGCGAGTATGAGACTCGAACATTTACTTGCGATGAAGATGTTTGGGATGTTGTTGATTTAATTATTGAAGAAACTAAGGAAATGAGCTTGAAACAAAACAAAGATTTTAGTATAGCTAGTTCTGTAAAATCTCAACTCCCATTCTTTGCTTGCAGTAATATTGTATATGACAAGCAGTGCCAAAAAGATATTCAAAGATATATATACTCAGAAAACTTTGGGATACAGCCATATAGTGGATCTTATGGTGACCAACCAAGTAGATGGGTACAAAAATCTTTTATAATAAAAAAAGCATTGAATAAAGTTCAAGAAAAGGCTGCAAAAGATGTCAAATAAAATTACAGTAAAATTTGAAGCTCAAGGGGCTAGTTCTTTAAAAAGAGCTATAGATCAATTAGCTAATGCGCAAAGAAAATTAGAAAAGGGAACTGGTAAGTATGAAGCTTCTCTAAATGATTTAAATAAGCAGACAAGTAAAACTTCTAAGGGCTTATTTGATATAAGCAACAAAGGTAGGTTAGTAGAAAATAGTTTTGCGACTATTCGTTCTAAGTTATTACTTGCTTCTTTCGCATTTAGCCTTGTAAATGCTAGTGTATTAAAGCTTGGTAGAGCTTATGGAGAGCAAGAACAAGCCGAGAAAAGACTAGAGGGTTTAGTTGGGTCATCTGTAGATTCTTTAAAAGCTAAAGCATCTGCATTACAAGAAACAACAAGATTTGGAGATGAGCAAACATTAGGAGCGATGAGCTTAGTGTCTGCCTACACCTCAGAGCAAGCTGCGATATCTCAATTAACAGAAGCAGCAATGGATTTAGCTACAGTAAAAGGTATGGATTTAAATACTGCTACTGATATGCTTGCAAAAAGTGTATTTTCTTCAACAAACTCAATGTCAAGATATGGAGTTGAGATTGAAGGTGCAGCAGGCTCAGGAGCTAGATTAAATAGTGCATTAAAGGCGATATCCACACAAATGGGTGGAGCATCAGAAAGAGATACATTAACTCTTCTCGGTGCTATGGATCAGATGAACAATGCAGTTGGGGATTTAGCTGAGAGGATGGGTAAGATATTAGCACCTGTAATAATCTCTGTTGCTAATGCAACCAAAGAATTTGCAGACAATATAGATGCAGAGGAAATAAAGTCTTATGCGACTGCCATCGGAATAGCAGGAACAGCATATCTTAGTTATGTCACTGCTGTAAACTTAGCTACAAAAGGAACTACACTTTTTACAAGAGCAACTAAAAAGAATCTCGTTATTCTTGGGGCGACATTTGTAATCGCAGAATTAATAGATATGACAGACTTATTTGCAGACTCAACGAAAGATGTTGCAGATGAGCTAGACAACTTAAATAAAAAACTAGAAGACAATAGAGATTTAAATAAAGGTAAAATAGATGATGAGTTAAAATCTTTTGACAATAAAACTAAAATAGGGTTGCTTGATGCAAGACTTGATGCATTAAATAAAATAAAACTTGAAACTGATAACAAACTGCTCGATTCAAAAATAAAGCTAAGAGAGGTTACCTTAGCTGAGGCAGCAGCACAAGAGGAATATAATAGATTAATAGAAAGAGAAGCTCTCATGACTGCTGTTCAAATTGAGGGTATAGATCATCGGATAAAAAAGAAAGAAGCACTTATAAAAATTGATGAACTAGCAATACAGAGAGGTATTGAAGAAATAAAAGTTCAAGAAAAAAAGAAGAAAGTATTTACAGATTTAGCTAATCAAGGAATAAAAGATTCTTTGAGGCTAGCTAAAGAATTTGCAAAAAATGAGAAACAGCAAAAAGCAATCGCCTTTGCTGGTGCGATGGTTGATGTTATTTCTGCTTCTATAGCTACTTTTAGGAAAGTTTCAGAGGTAGCATTGCCTCCAGCACCTCAAATTGCTGCTGGAATACAACTCGGTCTAGGAACAATAATGGCAGCTAAAATAAATCAATTTGAACAAGGTGGACTTGTAGGTGGTAGAAGACATAGCCAAGGAGGCACAATTATAGAGGCAGAGCGTGGAGAGTATGTTATGAGCCGAAATGCTGTAGATTCTATTGGCGTTAATAATTTAGATGCTATGAATGAAGGTGGCGCTGGGACATCAATCGTAATAAATAATCCTATAATTTCTTCTGAATTTGTAGAAACAGAATTACCTGAGCTAATTGCAGAGGCAGTTAGAAAAGGTGCAGACTTTGGGATGTCATGATAACTCTTAGCGATAGAATACAAAAGGATTTAATTGATGATGTGAGTGGATTTGATATTATGGCTGTAATATCTTCTGCGACTGAAACTTTTTATATATCGACAAGAGAGCAATACTTTGAAGGTAATTATTACGAAGATTACGATCTTAATATAGGTAGTCTAAAAGAATCAATAAATTTTAAAACAAAAAAAATAAAAATATCTTCAACGAGCGTAACGCTAAATAACTTTGAAAAAGATGGACTCAGGTTTACAGATAGGGCGAAATATGGACTACTCAATGCAACTGTGGAGATTTATTTAAAGACAGCAAGTTGTGAAAATTTATCGCATTGTGCTAAGATAGCTATGCTAAAAGTAGCTAGGTTTAACCAAGACCCACAAAAAGTAACATTACAATGTGAGGAATACTTGTCAAATGCTTTAAAAACTGAACTTCCTAGAAAGGAAACGACCTTATTTTCTGAAGATAACGATTCAAATTACTTAAATGCTAAAACTCAAGAGATATATAATAACCAAAGAGTGCCAATCCTATATGGTCATTTAGAAGAAGCGCCAGCAATATCATATATGCCTATTGGTACAGGGCAAATAAGAATAATCCCAGATTTAGTTGCAGGTGTTGGAATAAAAGATATGCCAAACCCTGCTATTTCAACTGACGTTGGTGTAGAAACAGATGGTAATTTCGGTGGGGTAAAAGTTACTCAGTTAATAGATCAAGATGTTTTAACTGTAAAGCTAGGAGATGCTGGGGCTAGAGTATACAAACATATCCCAAGGCAATCCAATGATAAAATTTTAAGGATTCCATTTGATAGACAATTTGATGTAAGAAATGAATCTGAGATTAATTTTGTTGAGTTTTACACAGAAAGAATTGATGCGAAAGACGTTTCTCCATTTTTAGATCAAGGCGCTTTACTCGTGGGAGAGCTATCAAAATTAACAAATGCTGTAGCACATCATAATGTATACGCTGTTGATCAGTTTGGTGACACTGAAAATGAATATTTTAGATTTACTTTTAATGACAATATAAATAATATAGATTTTTCTAATTCAGATTTATTTACAGAAGTATGCGCCAAGTGGGGTGATATTTCAAATTTCAATGGCAGTTCGCCTAATAATATCCCTTATTCTCAAAGAATAGTCGGAGGCCAAGAGGTGTCAGTTGACCTTGGTGGTTCTGGGGCAGGCTCAGAAGGTAACCATTATGTACAAAGCAATCCTTGTATAGATTTTCAGTTCGAGGAAATAAAATGCGATTCTGATATTTTTACAGATAACAAAGGAATAGAAGCTCCATCTGATTACAATTTAATTACTTTTGCAAAAGTGCATCATGGTTGGGAAGAGGATGAATATTTGGGTGGGTATGGATATCGACCTAAACTAGCTTGGTGTTTTTTCCCTGGGCAAGCAGACCAAACATTTGGCAATGCTCTCCCTTTTAAAACTAGCTTTACAGAAGACGAGAGAGACGAATATTTTCAAAGTGAAAACCCTCTAGGATTTCATCCAAACGTAATAAATGGTGCTGTAGCAGACTTTGAAGGTGAAAGCGAAGAAGATAATACTTATGAAGGGCTAAACGATAAAGCTGGGTCTGGCCAGACTAATAGTAATGGGCTGTATTTTGTTCAACAAAAAGTCCCAACAAGAATAGCGCCAATGCTATTAATGTCAACACGAAATTATACTGGCACTTCTTCCATATCTAATACGACCTATGATGCGTATCCAATAGTTGATTATAGGCATTGTTTTAATTATCCAATTAATGATAGTAACGACAAAGATATAAACCAATGGAGAAATAGAAGTGGATGGGTGTCTTCTTATTCTATGCACGATACAAGATCTGTTTTGCTTAACTTTGTACCTTTTAGTGGGATAAGTACTGAAGAAGATGCTTCTCTTAGTGTTAATCTTATAGATATGGATTTTTATGCACAATTTAAAGGGGTGCTAATAAGAAGAACTTGGTTTCAAAAAGATTCTTTAAATAAAAAGTTTTTCTTAAACGCTAAAGGAAGATATGAAAACTACCTTGCTAATCAAGAAAATAGAATATGGAGGCTAGACAATTCTCTTCTTACTGTAGTATCTAAAAACGAAAGACCAGGTGGGGATGAAGGCGACTTTAACAACAGTGCTTCAATTAGAGACCAAGATGATGAACTGCTAAGGTATGTATTAGACTATATAGGCAATAAAAAGCTTAGATATAAAGACCAAGGAGAGTACTCTTCAGAGATAATGTTAAAATTATTCTTCGAGCCAGATGGTAGCGACTCATTAGTAGATTCTTCATTAGAAGGGGAAATTGACTACATTTTTGATTTAGAATTAAATCAGTTTTCAAGTACACTTGCACTACAATCACTTTCGTTTGCTATATACCCATTTCACGTAAGTGGAACTTTATTTAGACAAACCAGCACTTATTATGAAGAATATGGGACATATAACGATTTAACTGAAGGTATTGATGTCAAATGTAAAAATATTAGTTTAGTATATTGCAGGAAAAATATAGATGTTAATGGTAATGTTACAAGCATAGATGAAATCGAAGAAATAATTAATTTTGCAGAAGAAGTCTCATATAATGATGAGTTTACTAGATTTAGTTTAAAAAGCGAAGATATAAGCCCAGCAAAAAAATTAATAACAATTCCAAAGAATATAGCTAAAGATTTACTTGTAAGAGAATTGCAAGTACCATCAAGTCAATTTATAACAAAAAATACAAATGATTCTCAATATAGTTTAAGTTTTTCCTT